AACTGATATGCTGTATTGGCATATGCAATCCACGGACTAGATTTTTTAGCCACTTCGCGATCTGCTTCCATCTTACGTGCGTTAACTGCTATTTCTTTCTTGTCTGCATCCATACGCTCTGCTTCTGCTTTGAATTCTTTCTTCAACGCAGGATCACTAGTTGTCTTACTGGCAATTTCAAAACTAACTAGACGATTGTTCTTTGCTTGATATTGTGCCCAAGCATTGTTAGCACCCAGTGTATTGTTTAATACTGTGCTAGATAGTTTGCCACCATACCAACTGTTAACTGCTAACAACAATGCAAATACGGAAATAACCATACCTGCTTTGTCTTTTAGTTTGGCTTCACGCTCTGAACGTGATCCTACTGGAGGCTTTGGTGCATCCGGATCTTTTGGTTGTTTAGTTACTAAATTTAATACTGAATCTATTAATGCCATTGTTCGCTCCTACTTAATATACTCTTATTTAACGCTTTCGAAGATTTTTTTCTGTTCCCTGTACCATTCTTGCCAAGCTTCTAGTTTGGCTGCGTTTTCGTGGCAGGCGCCGTAGTTTTCAACGACTCTGTCGAGGAGTTGACTGGCTTTAACTTCACTGGAGGTTCCATCAGTTGCGGCGGCACGCTCGGGAACTTCATTACGACTGGCGCTGTCGTGCAGGCTGATAGTAGACTTAGGCAAGCTACAACTAGCATCCAACTGCTTACCTGCAACTTCTTTAATGATTTCTCTGTTGACATAGACGTTTTCCTTGACTACTTTAATTTTAGTAACTACTCGTGTTTCTATAACTGTGTTAACCTGTTGCGATTTTTCTTCGGCAATTTTAACTTTTGCTTCTAGTTCTTGGACTCTAGCTAACCATGCTTGCTGTACGCCATGTCCGCCGTAAAAATACGCTCCTAATACTAACAACACAACACCAACTAATTCTGCGGGTAATTTATATTGACCCATTAAAGGAATCCACTTTACAAGTTTACTGGCAATATAAAGTGTGACTCCTGCGGTTAAAATTATATAGTAAATCCAAACAAAAAGACTATCTGGAATAAGACTTAACATCCATCCAACTTGTCCCATGTTAATGACCTAAAATATGCATAGCATGGTTGTAATGCTTGATGCGATCTTCTAGTCCAATAGTGCCGCCATTAATACGTTTGGTCAACGTGAGAATGTCGCCCTTGTCGGCCCACTGATTGAGATTATTTGTTTCCCAAAACCAGCAGGCACTTTGTACAGCACCCTCAAACGTACCAAGAAACTCGGGAATCTCTTCCACAGGAGTTTCAATACTTTCAGCAAACGCCATGTAGTTGTTCTTACCTGTTAATTGAATTAGCCCACGCCCGCAATAACGGAATCCATCACCGCTAGATTCATCACCATTACCCATTCGTCCGCCATAGACCTTGTTGGCAATCAGTTCTTGTTTGCCGGCATATTGCTCAGCCAGTGCATCTGTTGGAAAATACTTGGGAAATATTTTGCGAAGAGTAACTGCCCGATAATTTAAATTTTCTTTGAGCATTTTAAAACCACCAGACTCGTGAGCACACTGAGCAACAAATGCTGCCACTCTTGGCACAGTATTAATATCATAATCTGGAAGCAAAGTGTTTAGTGCCGCAAACCACTCGTTGACATACTGGTTATTTGTGATAATTTGTGATAATTTGTTTTCTGTAAATTCAAAATCGAAGTTTGACATTATTAGATCCTTTCAAGTGCAACGGCCCATCCGTTGTTTTCAAATATAAACTTATTACTAATTTTAGTAATATTGTAGTTACCAATTGTTTTAGTTAGGAATAATACTTCTGAGATATCTTTTCCTTCTAACATAATTGGACCTTGTATATTATTATATACATCTTGCTTTGTGCCACTTGCGGCAATATTAAATGATACCGGCTGATTAACCGATCGTCTAAATGTAATAGACTCGTCTATTACAGTTACCTTGTCAGCATAACTTTTAGTAAAAAACTCACTAAAATTATTTAATCCAGTTCTTTCTGTGGCAATTTTATAAGAATTTTTATCTGCTGGAACTATTGCCGCTAGGTTTTCTTCTGTTGCTTCTTGACTCTTAAAGTTTTTAAAATAACGGAATCTCATATAATCAAACTCTGTTAATTTAGTAACTCCGTTGATAATATCCATGATTTGTTCAGCAACGTATTTACCGCGCTCTAATTCAACAAACACCAAAAATTCGCCATCGTCAGTTTCACCGGGAGTAACATCAGCATCGAGAACAAAGTCGTAGCCCATCTCAATAAAATTTTCTAAGTCTTTAGCAGGATCTTCTTCAGATACTACAAAACTTAGGACAACAACTTCTTCGTCATTGCCAACTTTACTTTTATAGCTGTCAACGCCAAATACTTTTTTAATCATATGGCGCAAATCGCCTGCTCTCAAACTTTCGGTAATTTTCATATTGATCCTTAAGCTACTGGAGCCATTCCTGCTGGAGCACCGCCCGGCATTCCACCTGGCACCGCGCCACCTGCTGGAGCACCGCCCGGCATTCCACCTGGCACTGCCGGAGTAGTAGGACCAGCAACTGCCGGAGTAGATGATTCAGTTGGAGCTGTACCTGCTTGATTTTCGTTTTTCATTTTGTCCATGTAGCCTTTGTATACGTCGAACGCTACTTTCTTTGGCATTTGGATTTCAACGAGCCAGATAGGAGTACGATCTAGTTTGCCTTTTTTACTTCCAGGGCGTATATCTTCTTCAGTGCGAATTTTTCTTGGCTCTAACAAATGGCTTTTCTGATAACGTACCTTGCAACCTAGATCTATTAATCGTTTGCCTGCGCTAGGATCGGGCATCTTATCTTGAGGCCACATAAAGCTAGCAGTTATCCAGTGCCGGTCAACTTTAGGACCATAGGCCAACTCACCGTCAACCCAGTTTTCGAACACGTAAGTATCCATCTCGTCTAAAACACGTTCAAAATCCTTTAAAACAGCTAGATTAGAATTGTTTTCATACAGCGTGTGTACGTTATTAATGACGTCTATTATATCATGCATTATGGTAAGTCCCAGAAGTTTCTATACTTATTTAGCTGGTTTTAAACGATAACATAACAGTTTATTATTTTGTGAATAGAGTAAATAAAAATGTAGGACCTCTGTAGTTATCAAGGGCGGTCGCTACAAGTCCTACTTAACCAAGTAAAGTAGGAGCAACTTAGATGAGTAAACAACGAGTAACGCAACGAGTGAAAAAACGTTTTACATCAGAAGTTAACATAATTGATTTTCAACCATACTTGCCTCAAAAGAAGCAACGTGTACAATTATCACCACGCAACGTTAATCAAGAACTATACGTTAGAAAATTGCAAGATGATGCTAAAAGCATTATCCTAGCCATTGGACCAGCCGGCACGGGTAAAACTATGCTAGCCGTACAGAACGGGATTAGATTGTTCCAAGAGGGTAAAGTTGATAAAATCATTGTGACCAGACCCGCCGTCAGTGTAGATGAAGATTTAGGATTTTTGCCAGGAACGCTAAATGAAAAGATGGCGCCTTGGACACGACCTATATTCGACGTCTTAGGAGAGTATTACCAACAAAAAGACATTGCAAAAATGTTGGAGGATGGAACTATCGAAATAAGCCCGCTCGCTTATATGCGAGGCCGCACATTTAAAAACGCTTACATTATCGCTGACGAGTGTCAGAACACAACTGTAAACCAAATGAAAATGTTGTTAACTAGACTCGGAGATAATTCCAGAATGGTGGTAACAGGGGATTTAGCTCAAGCAGATAGATTAAATGATAATGGATTAATCAATTTTTGTAATTTACTTGGAGGAAAGCAGGGATTGAAGCACGTTGACATTGTGCAATTTAATGCCAAGGATATTGAACGTCATAATGCTGTTAAGGAAGTACTAGCACTATACGGTGACTCATAAAAAAAGGACCTTCGGGTCCTTTTTTATTTCTGTATCTTAATTATCCTCTGATGATAATTTTTCTATGCTAACACCGCACTTTGTAAGAAATTGAATGCCATCTTCACTACGATACGAATCTCTATAAAATATATGAGAGATTCCCGCTCCATAAATGCTTTTAGCACATTCTAAACAAGGAGCATGAGTAATAAACATTGTAGATCCTAGCCCTCCCTCATTGCCCTTTGCTAATTTATCCAGGGCATTTCGCTCAGCATGAAGAACTTCCGGTTTAGTTTTTAATGTAATCCCTTCTGCATCAGGGTACTGAATTTCATCCTCGCAGTTATTATCCCAGCCTGCCGGCATACCATTATAGCCAATGGAAATAATCCTATCGTCCTTTACAACAATAGCACCAACATGAAGCCTACGTGCGGTACTTAATTGTGCAAAGCGTTCAGCAACATCCATATAAGCATTTATAAATTTTTCTTTCATTCTTCTAGCAAGTCTAGTTTATTAGGCTTATCTTTCCATTCTTCAGCATCAGGTAATGCGGCTTTACGTTTAGTAATAGTTGGCCATTTTTTAGCAAGTCTGGTATTAAGCTCAGTCCAAAAAATAACATCGACGGTTTTATCGGTATCCGGTACAATAGCATCTACAGGACATTCTGGTACACATACCCCGCAATCAATGCATTCATCTGGATCGATAACTAGGAAATTAGGACCTTCTTTAAAACAATCAACTGGGCAAACCTCTACACAATCGGTGTGTTTGCATTTGATACAGTTCTCTAATACCAAATATGTCATAGATGACTCAGTCTAATTAATGTTGCCGCAAGATTAATCTCTGGATCGATAATTAATGTATGATCCACCAGTCCTTGTTTAATGATAAGAATTGCTTTGTCTTGGATTGCCTCATCGCCAAAAATTTCCACATTATCATACAACCAACGGAATATTTCTTCCATTTCTTCTGGGCGAGCTTGACTACAAACAAGTTTACGACCTTCTGTAATTTTTCCTGCTTTGAATAAACGTACCATGTCCAATTTATAATCAGCCTGTCCGCTATCTGCTTTTTCAGGAGTATGCAATTTTCCATCCATACTGTTCATTTGTGTAGTGTTAATACACTTACGCAAGTCTGGATATGTTGCTTTGACAAACGTGTCTAGTGTATCCAGATCAAACTCTACAGATTCCTCCATAAGAATAGTAGCCACACGAGCAGTAAACTCAGCGATATCAACCCGTTCAATATGGAATCCTTGACATCTGCTATGGAGGGCAGGAATAATACGATTAGGATAATTACAAGTAAGAATAAATCTAGCGGTCGTGTGATACTCTTCCATAACCCCACGTAATGCGGCTTGTGCGTTAGGCGACAAATAATCTGCTTCATCTAATAGTACTACCTTAAAATCACCAAATGGAATCATTTGTACAAAGTTTACAATCTTATCGCGAACGTCTTCAACAGAGTTTGTACGGCTTGCATTAATTTCTAAAACATCTAAGTCATTAATTTGTAATTCGTTAAACAATACTCTTGCTAGAGTAGTTTTACCAATGCCGGCATTGCCGCTAAACAACAAATGCGGGATAGATTTTTGTTTAATCCAAGATTCTACTTGTTCTTTTTGATGATTATCTCTAAACACATAACCATCGATAGTGTTAGGACGATATTTTTCTACCCATAATTCTTTCATTTTAAACCATTTCCTCGTATGCCAAGTGCTTCTGCAACAATCAATAGTACACCAGCAATAGTAAATTCGCCGAAGCACAATGCAATGCCAGCAATAATTCTAAAGAAGCTTTTTACAAAGCTAATATATTTGTGTTTAGTTGGATCGGGATGCTCAACTTCGCTAGTAGTTTTTTTCTCTACTGCATCTAATCGACCCATAAGGTCTTGCATTAGTTGAATATTTGCTTCGTAATCTTGCTTTGCTTGATCTTTAGCGTTCATTGTATCTCCTTAATTAGAAACTCTTGCTCTAATTATACAATGAACGCTATCTAACAGTCAAGAAGATTATTGTTCGAAACTTGGCCTTGCAAACGATGCCGGATCAAATGTTGCATGAGTCACGGTGCTATGTGAACCGAATATCGTCTCATTTGGTTTTTCATCTGAAACTGCTAAGATTCCTTTTGGATCGGCACGTCGAATGATCATATCAACGCCATCGTCATCGAGTACAGTAAACCCACGCGACCAGCGACCATGTTCGAGTAAAATCCACTCACCCACTTTTACATCAGTCTGGCTTGGGCCAACAGAATACACTCGACCCCAACGACTTTTAACACCTTCGCTTTTACCATCGTCGCTTAATAGTACAAGACCGCCTTTGGTTTTTTGCTCGCCAAAATCCATATCAACAATAACAATGTTATCGCGTATTGGTTTTAATTTGCTAGCATATACTGGTACTCGTTTCATTCGTTTCCTTCAGGATCCATGTCTGCTACATTTTTCTTAGCAACTACAGGTTTTGCAGTAACAACTTCTTCAACTGCTCTGACATTAATCTGATCAGGTACAATTCTATTAGCTTCCGCTTCTCTTAAAATGTCTTCACGTTTTCTAATAATTCTGCCGCCAGCGCCAAGCTCGTCGCCACGTGCATTAACTTTAAGATTACCCACTGCTGGAGTAAGTTCGTTTATGTTTACTAATCGATTCATATCAACTTCTTTGCCCTGCATTGAACGATATATTTGTTTTGGTTGTTGTTCCATTTTAAATCTCCTTGATTATACTAGTACTTATCTCAGGAATTCCTGCCACTCGAGATTATATTTAATACTATCGATGTGGTGTACCCCTATTAAATAGAGTATGTAACTGGCTACACTAGATCCTCTACCTACACCCCAAACTACGTTGTTTTTGTTACAAGTGTCTACAAAGTACTTGAGCCAACGTAGTAAATCCATCATATTACGCTCTTTGAATGCCGCCAGTTCTTCAGTAACTCTTGTATGTTGAGGATCCCAAGGAGGAGTTTGTTCCCAAATCCATGCTTCTATATCCAGTGTTTTGTATTCTTCAGGCATATACCAATTTGATTGGCAAGCTGAATCGTAGTCGGTAACTTCAAAGTGAGTTTCATAGGGTTCTAATAATTTGAATCCTATTTGCGATTCTAACTGTTTGATTGAGTTGGATCGTTGATCCACAAGTATAGTATCGCCGGCATTAAACTGATAATTTTGATATAAAGCATCAAACAGATCTTGTTCTGAAAATATGGGATTACTGTATTTGTCTAGGCGCATAGCCTATATTTTACTGTATGTTGATTAATTTGTCAAGGTTTTTATCGCGATTATCAACCATTTTTTGCCATTCAGCACGTTGACGTCTAGACTGTTCGTTTTTATAGGTGTCTAGAGCTAGGGAAACTTGTTGTCTTAAATCTGGGTTTGAAGATTGAAAATATTTTTTAGTGAGATCGTTAATTTTAAAATCGATCTCACTATCCTTCAAATTTTCTAAATTTGATATTAACGGATGCATTAATTGTATTCGCCTATGTATCTTAGATACACGTTAAGACCACCATCAATAGACCATGCTTCTATTACTTTAACATTGTCAGTTGTTATGGTTGTCAAAACAGCCGTTGCAGTTGCTTGATCGCCGCCACTACTCGGAGCCCCAATAGTGACAATTGGAGGAACGGTAGACCACCCATCACCCGAGTCTGTTACAGTTATAGTATCGATAGCACATACTAAATCTACTCTAGCACCAGTTCCCGAGCCTGTTAATGCTGTAACCGTTTTTGACCCAGCTAGCGGTGTTGATAACGGTCCATTAATACTAACACTAAGATTAGTGATGCCACCACTGCCATTTACTCCAGTAACTGACAGCACAATTTTTGAATCTTGATTTACAACTAACAAGTCTCCGGTTGCGTAACCGGTGCCTAATGCACCTGCTGTGGCAGTCGCCGAAAGTACTTTATAGGTAGCAGTTGCACTAGCAGGAGTTCCGTTTGTTAGCGTAGGGCTAGTAAAAGATACAGTGGTTGGAGTAATGTATCTACTGCCAGGAACATCGACGGTAACGCTTCTAACACTTTCCCCACCAACTTTAAATCCTTGGCTCGAACTGTTTGGTAACGTAGGATATGCTACATCATAACGTATTGCGCCACCACCGCCAGTGGCAAATCCAGGAGTACGCACACCGTTTAAATCGCTAGCAATCAACACCCGAATTAAGCCCATTTTCCCCGCAGTAGGCCATCCAGTAAAAGTTAAAGTTGCATTTCCTGAAAGAACAAATTTTTGCACAGGCCCGTTAACTAGATCTATATTAGCGGCTGTCGAAACAGTGCCTCCGCTGAAATACACACCATAAAATTTATTGTACAAACCGTTGCTTATAGTGCTACCGTTTAAGTCGTTGTTAACCACCGTATTGGTTGTAAGATTTGCTTTTAATACAGCATTAGTTTGCAATGCTGTAAGTTCTGTTTTGGCTGTGGCTAATCCTGCTGAAATAGCTGTAAAATTATCACGAAACCCTTGGCTGTTATTATCAACGCCTGCAACTGGGTAAGATGTGTTAATTGTTCCGACATTTATTTGACTGGTCATACTGTTATCCTATCGTTTCTAAATACAAGATATTTATCGTTAATCGAACCGGTGACAGAATCTATTATATACCTGTCCACTGTGTAATCTAAAGATTTAAAATCAAATTTGCTCTGTTTTATGTTTAGTAAAATATCAGCACTTTTCCCCACTTCGCAGTAGCAAATTGGAATAGCCAGGACAAATCCTAATTCCTGGCTGTCTCCAGGCTGAATACTACGCATCCAAAGCGGCATATAGTTACGTTCTGTTGCGCCTGTATCTTTAATTCTATTACGCCAATTGGTAATACTGTTTGGAAAATAGCTATTAACATTAGGATTTGAAACTTCATATCCTGTACTATCAGCAGTAATTATTGGTTCTGGTCTAACGCTTTCTGGACTATCGGCACCTAAAGAATCTAAAGTTCTGCTCCAAATATCACCACTACTATCAATAGTTATTGTATCACTAGATAGCCCAGGTAATTGTATTTTTCTTGGCAAGTATTTACCATTGGGTTCTTGCGGATCTATAATATTGACATATACTACTTCATATACTGCATTGGTAGTACCCGGTTGAATAGCAACTGCTGATTTAATTAGCCCAAAAGTAAATCGTTTTCTTTTATGATTTAAACCTATCGCTCCAACAAATCTTGCGGCATCCTTAGTTTCAATGCCTGCGTAAACTAACATGTTTAAATCAGTTTGAACTCCAAAATTAGCATCGTTAGTTCTGTAAATACTGTCAGGAGTAAAAATAGAAGTATCGTTAATAAAAGATTTCCAAAGTGTTCGCTGTGATTGTTTTAAGAAAGGCTTTGTCCTAATATTGCTAAAACTTATATCGTTAGGTGTATCAACATACAAGGTAAATGTACGAGAAGTTGCACTATAGTCATATTGATCTCTAGCCTGTACAGTAAACGTATATTGTTTATCTATACTAGTAGTATTAAAATCAAATGTTGTAAATGTCTTGGGTGTAAATTGAGGCGGCGCATCAAAAAATCTTGTAAGCCCAAGTAGCCCTGATGTGGCATCATAGAACTGATTAACCTTACCTATAATTTCTCCGTCGTAATTTAAAGTCAATCCTGGAGGAAGGTTTCCGCTAATCAATGTATATGATACAATAGCATCGGGTATTGTGCTAGATGCTGAAACATGCAAATTAGAAATAAAGTTTGCATTGATACTGCCCAAGTCAGCGTCAGTTGACCACGTAATTACGCTGTCAATCTCACCAATGATACCAATAGTAAATGTTCTTGATGCAGTTGCACTATCTTGTTTATCTCCAAATCTGGTGGCAGTGATAGTAAAGTTATAGTTTTTTGTAATAGCAGGCTGATAAGGAACTAGTCCGTATATAGTAGCAGTTTTTACATCAAAACTAGTGCCTTTTGGCAATATACTAAGAGTTCCTATATAAAAACTAGTGCCAGTTGTAATACTTACTTGTAATGGTGTTAGTACAGTAAGACGATATCTACCACTGCCTAAATTTTCTACCATACTAATTTTATAAAGCTGATCAGTTGCGCCTGCAATGATTCCTTCAAAGTGACAAAGGTACCCAGGAACTATTGTTCCGGTAACATTAGTTACAGTTATTTTATTACCGTTTTTAAAATTATCAGACGGTAAAATATTAACTGCCTGTGCCTTGACTTCTTGATTAATTAATTCTAAATTATAAAATACGTTAGAATTATCATAGAGTGCAACTGGTACAGTTAGATAATTGTTGGCCCGAAATAATCCTATGTTGGAATTGGTAAGCCATGCTGGCTGTCTTAGATAGGTAACGTCAGCGGTAAACAATTCATCAGCAAATCCATCTGTGGTTGTTGTATCTGCTCTAAACTGATCATCACCTACAACGAATATTTTAAAAATTCTTTGAGCAATACTAATGCCGTCGGATACAGTTACTTTGAATTGATAGTTGATATTTAATGTCGATGGTCTAACATTTGGTAAATTGTAATCGTAAAATACTCTATCGTAAATATAACTGTCAAAACCATTAGTAGGGCGTAGCCCAAAGTCAAAAGCAGCCGCATCGTAATATGCTTGGTCATAAGTGCCAGTGCCATCCGCCGGCTTAATTTTTACAGCCGGCAAAATAAATCCACTAATATTTCCAGACGCTGACATAGTTAATCCTGGAGGTAACGCACCGTCGCCTGACGATATGAAATAATTTAATGTTTGTCCGGCACTAGTATCTAGGTCAAATGCTTCAATTTGATAATTGATATAAGTCTTATCTAACACGTACATTTGTTTATGAGTACCAACTGCTAGACTTCCTGTTGGAGTTACAAACACCGGAGCATCGGCTCCGTCAATGGTTATGGAAAATGTCCTATCTGAAATCTCACCAGTCGCAGTTGATGTTGCTCTAACACAAAAAGTAAATACCGTGATATCAGATACTGAATACGGAGTTCCTGTAATTGTGCTACCCACAATGTTTAGTCCTGGCGGCAGTTTTCCTGAAATAACTTTAAATATTACACCGCTGACGTATCCAACTATTAATGGCAACGGACTATTGAAAATAGCTTGTTCTTGGAATGTTCCAAAAGTATATCCTGACGGTTGTGACCAAATATTCAATGCCATATAGTTCTCAATTAAACGAACGTGCCAAAATTAAATCTATTAGAATAATCCGGACCAACAAAGTTCCCCATGTCAAACGTATAGCCGTTAGCATTAGTCTCATAGCCTGTTGGGTTGTTAAACGACCCAAGATCAATCGCAAGATTATTGTTGGACTCAATTAACAATGCAAGCATGGAATTGAGAGCTATAATGTCAACTCCCCACACGGTGGACTTGACATCTCCCGTAAACGGAGTACCTGCCAAGTTAGTATATCCAGTACCTAATATGCTATTACCGTTGAGATTTAAATTACCACCCAATGTTGGAGCAAGATCTGTGGATAACTGTGTATTGGCTTTTAAATTTACAGTATCGTCAGTGGATGTTAGTGTTACTGATGTATCTGTGCTAGTAAGACTTTTAAACTGCAATATAGTGCCAGTTTTTCCCCTTAGTACTGTAGTGCCAGTTCCTAGATTAACTCCATCGTTAATTTGTGCATCGCTGTCTAACAGCGTGAAATTAGCATTAACCTTGTTAAATGCCGTACGCAAATCGTCACCAGTACCGTCATTTGCATATCCACCTATTTCAATTCGTTGTATTGGCATGTTCTGCTCCGTTTAGTGTATTTACCGTTATTGTATCTGTTCGATAATTGCGTATGCTACTACTTGCTCCAGTCACGCCCACTGATTGTAATCCAACGCCACCGTGCGCAAGTCATCTCCAGTGCCATCGTTTGCGTAGTTGCCTAGATTGATTGGTTGTATTGTCATTTATTCTGCTCCGTATTCTTGTATTTACCGTTAAATCTTTGTCCAGCCATAGTGTAGATCAACTTCTTCGCCGCTGTCATTTTGAATAACAAACGTAAACTGATTGGCCGGTGTACCCAGTAAAGTAGGACTCCTAGTTACATTTCCTGCTGTACCTACTATCTGAGTAGGTAAACTGGTAAAATCTAATACAGTTCCGACACCACTGTAAGCATAAGCCTGCTGTTGTCCTAATACAGGTAAGTTGGCATTAGTTATTGTAAATGTAGCGTTGTATGCTATAACACCGTTATTAACTATTGCTCTGAGCCACATAGTATAAGTTGCGTTAACGTCAAGGGTAAATGTAGTAGTTGTACTTCCTAGCGGTAGAGGAAAAGTTCCTTCTGCACGATTTGCTAACTGACTAACACCTGTGCTGTCAACAATATCTCCGCTTGCAGGTAATGTTATATCACCGTCTTGGGCAAACTTCCAAACTTTGTTTCCACCACCACTCACTGTACTAATTTTAACATCAGTACCGTTGGCCATAATATTAAAGGCATTGTTAAATTCAGTACCAGATGATGTATCAGTTCCCTGATTGTAAATGTAAGCTGTTGTAATATTACTGTGAGGGAATCCTAAGGTTACAGCCTTGTTGTTTTCGGCCATCGGGAGTTCCAAACTAGATCTTTCCCAAGTTCCATTAGTTTGATCTGTTGTGAATAAAAATGGTTTATCAACACTTCCAGATGGCTGTATAGTTACTCTCTCGTCGTTTGGGTTTCCATTAAAAAATGTCTGATATCCAACAATGTCCCCCGGTACTGTTAATTTGCCATCTCGGTCAAACTCCCATGTGTGTCTAGCACCAGTAAACACACCAGTGTAGTCAGTGCTTAATTCGATACCGTAGGCTCCTACATCAAGTTGTGTAAGTTTTTCCCCGTTAACAGCATCATTGTTCGTCAATGATAAAAGTGCGCTACCAGGTGTGCCATCGTTATTTCGATTATTGTGAACAGATATTTCTAAGCCGTTGCCCGCCTTCTCATTAATATTGCCAGGTATAGTTAAGTCTCCCGCCTGAGTAAAATTCCATTCATTTGAGTCAACTGTTAATCTAGTACCATTGTATACAAGAGCATAATCTGGTGTATAGAATCTGTAAGGAATGGTAATATCAATATCTGCCCAGGCTGATCCGTCGGTTAAGTCTACTATAAATGCTCGATCGCCATTGCCTTGTTCTACTATCTCTGTAATTTCTTTAACACCGTTTAACAGTAGTCCACTTACATACCAACCTACGGTTACATTAGCAACACTCGGATTGGAGAATGGGCGTGTGATGTTATTAGATGAAAAGAGACCAGCTTCGCCGCCGGCATAGCCCCATGTAAGGCAAAGGAATGTATCTGAATATTCGCCCGCTAAGTCATCGCTGATAGTTGTGTTGTTAGGCAATGTTAAACTACCATCATTGTCAAATGTCCAGATTTTAGCCGGATTTGGGCCGCCATCATTATAAGCAGTGATGTTTAATGTACCATCAGCGTAAGCAGTAACACAACTGGAATATAGACCACTATTATAATAACTGGTTAAACTTACTAAATGGTCATTTGCGCCGCCATACGTAGTACCCGCGCCTTTACCGCCACTCGGACCAATATGTCCACCGGTAGGCAATGTCAAC